GACGAATCCCGCGATGTCGAACCCGGCCCCGCCCCTGCCCTGCGGCCTGCCCTTGCGCACGTCGCTGGTCGCGCCGATCGCATTGGCGAGGTTGCCGAGCCGCTGGGCCCGCATCGCCGCGCGGAGCTCATCGCGCGCGCCGAACGCGGCGGCATTGGTGACGCGGCCCGCGATACGCAACAGGCGGGCGTTGACGCCTCTACGCCACGGCCCCGTCGAGGCGCCGGGCGCAGGGGCAAGCCGGAACTGCATCAGGCTTTCTTGTCGTACCGGGCCCACTCACGGGCCACGATGTCGAACGAGTGGATCAGGCGAAGCGGCTGGTCGACATACGGCTCGCCGTCGGGCCATGCCACGGTGCCGTTCGCGTCGCGGCACCTGAGCCAGATATTCACGAGCTCGCGCGCTTCTTCCGTCGCGGCTGGCGGGGGGCCGGGCGGGAACTTCCACTCCCCGATTTGCCAGCCGGTACCGCCGCTTCCGATCCAGCCGCCGGAGAGCCATTCTGGATGTCGGACTGAGACGACGGCGATGGCGAGTTTTTTTCCGTGTCCGCGGTGAGCCCCATCAGCCCGAGCGCGTGGAGCTCGAGCTCCTTGAACGCGACGCCGATGATGCCTTCGACGCCGTCGACCATCGCCTTCACCTCGATCGCGTCGATCTCGGTTTCGAGCGCGTCCAGCACGTCGATCGGTACCGAGCCATCCTGCAGCTTGAACCGGGTTTCGAGGCCCGACCAGCCGCACAGGAAGCGGCCGAGCGCGATCTTGGGCGCGTCGGAATTGAACAGGCTGTTGTCGGCATTCATCTGGCGCAGCATCGGCCAGTTGTCGGTCAACCGGGTAAGCGCGGCGGCGATCTCGTTCGCCTCGGTCTCCTCGATCCGGACGGTCGGGTCCTTCGCGGCCTGTCGCACGGTTTCCCAGAAGCTGTTCATCCGCGCCTCGGTCGCGCGAAGCTGGTCCTCGTCGCCCGCCCACAGGCCGCGCAGCGCACGGACCGTCTCGGCCTGGATCGCCTCGGTCGAATGATAGCGCAGCCCCTCGCTGGTCAGGTCATGGGTATAGCGCCGGCGCGATCGCGGCGATGGCGGGCGGAATCGAAACGAGGGCCGCGGCTCGAGGTTGCCGAGCGACGGCGGACTAAAGGTCTGGTTCTCCGACGTGGAGATTGGAACGTCCATGGAAAGTGCCCCTTTCCGGTTGATGATCAGAAGGTCGAGGGGAAGGCGAACACCAGGCTGATGGCCTTGTCCGCCGTATCGATATAGGCCTCGCCGGTGGTGGTGACGAAGTCGCCCGAATTGTCCGGCGAGCGGAAGTTGAACCGCATCTCGGGCACGAGCAGGCCGAACGCGTTGCCGACGCCCAGGCCCCACAGCGCGTAGAGCGAATAATAACCCTGCCCCTGCGCCTGGGTGACATGGTTCCACGTCGCGAGCGGCACCTGGTTGAGGGTCAGGTCGACCTTGCGGGTCGTCTCGACCATCTGCGCCGGCTCGCTGCCGGTCAGGCGGTTCGGGTTCGGCGGGAAGGCCACCTTCATGCCGAAGTCGATCGTGAAGCTGGACCCGCCGAGTTGCGTGTTGGCGACCCACATCTTGCCGTCGCGGAACGGCGGGACGGCCAGCGCCGCGGCGGGAACCGGGGCGGTGTCGTCGGCCCAGGTCACGATGTCGCCCGTGAGGGTGAAGTCGATCGAGGGGACGTCCTGCCCCTCCTTGCTCGACGTCGGCATGTTGACCTTGAACGACGACACGGCGAGGCCGCCCGCATCGATCCGCTGCTTGCCGAGCCACACCGAGGACGACAGCGTCGGGCCGGCGCTGTTCGAGAAGATATAGGCGATCTGCTTGATCAGCTGCCATGTGCCGGTCGTGAGCGCGCCGCCGGCAACCTCGGGCAGTTGCGCCAGCTTCGCCGCGTCGTTGCTCTTCACCATGGTCAGGCCGGCCTTGCCCGCGCCGAGCGCGGACAGGGCGATCATCTTGCCCTTGTAGAGGTCGGCGGTGCCGGTCGCGGTGGTGCCGAGCGTGACGCTCGACGTCGATCCGCCTGCGGCCACCGCTTCCGGAGCGACGGGCACGGCGGCCGAGACGATCGACTCCGTGAAGCCGGCCGCGCGCAGGATGCGCCCGATGACCAGCGCGTCCGCGATCGGAACGGTCGAACCGCCGGGGCCGCGCAGCAGCAGCTTGCCGCTGATCTCGATCGTGGAACCGAGCACGACCGGGCCGCGCCGGTGGATCGTGCCGGTGAATTCCTTGATGTCGGCGGTGAGGCCCTGGATCGTCGCCTTGAGCTCGGCGCAGGTGATGAGGTCGGTCGTGGTGTTCGGCGCGGCGAAGGTGAGAGGGTCGCTCTCGACCTTGATGCCGAACGTGGAGTTGAGGGAGAGATCGCCCATGGTGGTGCCTTTCGTGTTCGCGTGGGGTCAGGCGCTGGGATCAGGCCGGGTCGGTATTGCCGCCGCTCAGCGAGACGGTGTGCGAGGCGCGGATCTCGTCCAGGCGCGCCAGTGCGGCGTCTTTCTTGCCGGTGAAGATCTCCGGCTCGGTCATGCCCGGACCGTTCAGCACATACTTGCCGATCGGCTGATAGGTGGCGGTGTAGCCATCGCCCTGCGGCTCGGCCTCGCCCGCCTCTTCGGCGGCCGGCTGGTTGAGGATAGCGCCGTCGAGGAGAGCGGAGCCGGTCTTTCCGGCCGCCTCATTTTCGAGGACAGCGTTGAAATCGATCGAGGCGGCCGGGAACGACGGCGCGACCGGAGCGGGCGAATCCGTATTGCTGGTCATGATGATGTCCTTGGCTTGGGGGTCAGAAGATGCCCGTCGCGCCCTGGATCGTCGTCCAGTCGCCGCGCGGCGTGATGAAGGAGAATTCGCTGGTGACGATCGCGCAACCCAGGTCGGGCACGGCGTCGAGCTCAGCGGTCAGGGATCGTATCTCGAAGCGCTCGAGCCGCCCGCTCAGGGTGCGGTCGGCGGCGACCAGCGCGTTCCAGTCGCTCGCCATGACGGAAAGCCGTTTCGACAGGCCGCCGAAGGTCAGCGCTTCCTCGTAGAAATCCACGTCGAGCGTGCAGTTGTGCCGCGTCTCCGCCATGCCGAGCGATGGGTCGAGTTGCACGTCGACCACGCGGATCGCCGCGGCCGGGCGCTCTTCCTCGCGGATCGGGTCATCCTCGGACCGATCGACAAAGACGTTGATCGGGGTGACGCCGTCATCCTGCAATACGCCCCTGGTCAGCGCGACCAGCAGGAACTTCACCTTCTCGATTGCGGGATCGCCGGCCATCAGGGTTCGGCCCGCTTCAGCGGCAGGACCCAGACCGCGCCGGTCGGGCCGCGGTTACGGCTCTTCATGGCGAAGGTCTTGCCCGGCAGGACGGCGATCGTGATGCGGTCGCCACCTTGTGGGTCGGGCACCAGGTCCATCGGTACTTCGACCAGGATCGAATCGGTCGACGCCGCCGAATTGCCCGGGTTGACGATGGTCGTGTCGAACTCGACCCACGTGTTGAACGTCAACGCGCCGCCGGTGGCGAAGCTATAGGTGATTTCGTCGCCCAGGGCGCCGTTGACGCCACGCTCGATATCAAGCGTGGCGTCGCGGAGGCTGGGCATTACTCGTTCGGGGCGCCGGTGTCGCTGGCGGCGTATGCGGTCTTGAGCTCGCCGACGCGCGTCAGCATCGCGTCCTTGCCCTTGACCGTTTCCGGTGCGTCGAGGCCGGGGCCAATGATGATGTAGCTGCCGACCGGCTTCGGCTTGACCGAGAACGGGGCGTGCTCGTTCTCCTCGTCGTCGTCGTCGCCGTCGGCGGTGTCATTGCCGAAGGCGTCGTCCGGATGCCGCCAGCCTTTCGGCTTCGCGATCGACTTCTCGATGACCATGTTGTCCAACTGGTCATCGGGAACAGGGAAGCTATCGCCTGGCTTGGCGACGATCATGCTCGTGCCGTCGTGGAACACCTTCTGGCGAAGGAACTTGTGCTTCTTCATCGCAAACTCCTGTGATGCGGTGACGGCTTAGATCTGCGCGCGAAGCACGAGATCGGGGCGGAGGTTGAGGAAGCCCGGATACGAGTAGATCTCGGGCTGGACCCACTGGTCGCGCTGGGTGTCGCGCACGAGCAGCGGGTAATAGCGGCGACCCATCTGGTGCATGGTCTCGAACTGCTCGTTGTTCGGGCCCATGACCTGGCGGAACATCCCCGGCACGCCGGTCGGGAAGATCTTGCACTGGTTGGCGGTGATGCCGATCTGCGCGTTGCCGCGGTACCGGATCCAGTCGACATTGCCGTATTCGAACGGCTCGTAGCGCTTCAGCGTGCGCAGGCTCGCCGCCGCTTCCCAGTTGAGATAGGTCTTCTCGACCTCGGGGTGCGTGATGAGCCGATTGAAGAACGCGCTGCTGCAGAGCGCGCGGATGCGGAAGTTCGGCGCATTGCCCGCCTGGCTTGCCTGCTCGATCGGCGTGACGATGAGCTCGTCGATATCCCGGCGGAGCTTGCCGGCAGGCGGGTTGGCGTTGTCGAGGTCGAGGTCGATGACGGAAGGCGCCGAGATCCCGAATTCCGAATAGAAGTCGATGATGGTCGACCCGTTCGGGTTGAGCACCACACCGTTGAGCGCGCCCAGGCGATGCAGTTCTTCGGTGCCTTCGAGGTCGCTGATCAGCTGGTCCTGCTTGCGGGCCAGGACCTTCGCGACCGTCTCGACCTCGCCCTCGCCGTCATAGGGGCGGAGGTTGGCAATCTGGTGCGCGTAGATCTGGTCGCCCTTGGCGAGGCGGGGCAGCTTGAACTGCCGGATCGCCTTGGCCGGCTCGGTGCCCATCTCGATCGGGGCGCCGCGCAGGGTGGTGTTGATGAGGTTCAGCTGGCCGGTCTTGAACTCGATCTGGATCGTGTCCGTCGCGACCGGCTCCGGCTCGAAGCCGATCAGCTGGTCGAGTCCGGTCGGCACATAGGGCAGCTTGTCCATTGCCCGAAGCATCGAGCTCACGGAGAAGGCCGGGTCGTTGAAGATGTCGAAAGTGATCATGGCGGGAGCGCTCCTTTGCGCGAATGCGGGCGTTAAGCCGCGTGCTGGGGAAGGACCTTCATGCCCTTGGCGCCGAGCGCCTTGGTCGCGGCGAGCTTGTCCGCATCGGCGATGGCGGCCTTGTAGATCAGGTCGTTGCCGTTGATCGTCGCCGGGCCGTTGACGGTGCCGACGGTGGTGACGTCGGCGGAGGTTGCGTCGACCTTGTGGAACAGGATCGCGGCGGCGACCTGCGCGCCGTTGCCCAGGGCGACGTCGTGCAGGACATATTTGCCCGACGCCGTGATCTTGCCGAGCACCGTGCCGGGGTAAAGAACACCGGCGCCGCTTGCGACGATGATCTCTTCGTTGATGATGTTCGGGGCTGCGCTCTCACCGAGGTAGCAGCCGGAACGGCGGAAATCATAGGTTACGGTAGGCATGACGCTATCTCCTTCAGCGCTTGGTGGACGCGCGGGCGCGGTCCCAGATGTCGTCTGCCGACTGGGCGGCGGTCTTCGTCTCGGCGCCCGCACCGAGCTCGGGGTTCTTGTTGCTGGCGAGCGCTGCCAGCATCGGGTCGGCCGCCGCGCCGCCCTTCGGCGACTTGGCGAGGAGGCCGGTGATCTCGTCGGCGCTCATCGAGGTCTGCAGCATGTCGGCTGCCTGGCGCTCGCGGCCGGTGGCATGTTCCGATGCGAACACCGTCTTGACCCGGGCCCGCTCGTCGGCCCGGATCGCTTCGTCACCCGAAAGGGCAGGTGCCGCGGCGGCGGCGGCAGCCGCTTCGGGCTCGGGAGCCGGCTCGGGCGGATCCTTGTCGTCTTCGTCCGGCGCAGGCTCCGGCGGATCGGCGACGGGGGCGTCCGCCGCAGCCGCGACGGGCGGGATCTCTTCGGCGACGGTCAGCGCGAGGGCATCGTGGCCGCTCGAGCCCAGTAGGGCGCGCGCAGCACGAGACACTCCCGCGAAACGCGAGGTGGGCATGCTCATTGAAGTCTCCTCAGTGGTGTCGAGAAATCAGCCGCGGGCGAGCGAACGTTGCAGTTTCGCCCACGCCTCGGGTTCGGACATGATGCCGTCGATAAGGCCGAGCTTCAGGCCGTCGGCGGCGTCGTACCAGTCGGCCTCGGTGGCATCGACGGCGGCGATAGACAGGCGCCGGCCGGTCGCGACGAGGCGGTTGAACCGCTCCCGCGTGTCGTCGACCCATGCCTGCAGCTTCTCGGCAGCCTTCTGGTCCAGGTTCTCGTAAGGCATCGTGCGTGCCTTGCGATCGCCGGCCCGGATGATCGTCACCGCCACGCCGTTCTTGTCGAGCGCCTTGGTCAGGTCGACGTGCATGACAAAGCAGCCGATCGAGCCGACCATGGCATCCTCGGGGCCGAAAACCTTGTCGCAGACGCAGGCGAGCGCATAGGCGGCGCTGCATGCCTGCTCGTTGACATAGGCCCAGATCGGCTTGCCGCCCTCGCTCTTGGTGCAGGACGCGATCTCCGCGGCGAGCGCGAAGCAACCGGCCGTGGCACCGCCCGGCGAATCGATGTCGAGCCAGATGGCCCGGATATCGTCATCGGCCATGGCAGCGCGCAGCTTGCGGGCGATGCCGTCATAGCCGGTCATGCCCGACATCGGATCGAGATAGCCGTATTTGTGGACCAACGTGCCCGATATTTCGATCACCGCGACCCCGTCCGCCATCGGATAGGGCTTCCAGTCCTCATAGGACCGGCGCGCCTCGCTCGCTGTCGCCTGCATCGCAGCCGCCTCGAGGGTGACGCCGTCCATGCGCTCGAAGGACGCGATGCCAAGCCGTTCGTGCAGCGCGGCGACGATCACCTCCGCTTTGCGCGGGTCGATAAGCAGCGGCACGTTGAACAGCTGGGTAGAAATGCGTGCAAGGTTGCTCATGCGTCGGCTCCGGCGGATTCGCGACGATCGCGCGCGTCCTGCGCGTCCCCGCTGTCATCGGGCTGGTTGGCGTCGTTTCCCCCGCCCGCGTTGCCCGCGGCCGGCACTTCGGGGATCAGACCGTAGGCGCGGCGCTGCTCGAGCTCTCGCTTCTGCTGCCACATCACCTCGCGCCAATCCCTGCCCTGCTCGGCGCAATCGGTTTCGAGGTTCGAAACACCGCCCTCGCGGTCGATGGCCGAACCTTCGGCCTCCTTTTTCCGGTCGATGATACCCCGGCCCGGCCCGATCCAATCGCACTGCGTCAGCGCGTCACGGAACCGGTAGAAATTGTGCTTGCCGCCGGGCACCTCGATCAAGTCACGAGCGACCGCTTCCTCGAGCCAGGCCGCAAAGATCGGCGTCCCGAACGACACCATGAACAGGTGACGCTCAGCAATCAGGCCGCGCCAGATCTCGTTGAGCAGCGTGCGCGCGCTCGAATAGTTGATGCCAGACCAGTCGTTCGACAACTGCTCGTAACTGAGGCCCAGCGACGACGCGATCGAGCGGAGGATATATTCCTGGAACGCGACGAAATTGGTCGAGGCGCGTTCCGAGGTGAGCGTCTCGATCGAATCGCCGTCCGGCACCACCGCGACGCGGACGCCGCCGAAGGTGAGGTCGGCCTGTTCGTAGAACCCCGCGCGATATTCGTCGGCGTCGGGCTCGATGCCGTCGCTGGCCGGGGCCATCGACTCCTGCATTTCGTCCGAGCTTCGCTTGGTCTTGGCGTATAGACCAAAGATCGCGTTCGTGATCTGGGCCTGCAACTCGGTCTTATCGGCCAGGCCCTGCTGCTGGATCCGCGCCATCGACGAGGCCAGGCGGCCAATCGAATGATGCTGGTGCGCGCGGCGCTTGTTGATGGCGCGCACGAACGTCGGTCGGCCGGTCGGCGACTCCCGAGGGATATACGTCCACTTGTTCGAATCGTAGCTGTACCCGACGTCGCTCGGATGGCTGTTGCGCACCCAATAGCCGACCTCGGCGCCCCACTGGTCCAGTTGTACCCCGGCGCGGAGCCGTGCGTCGTCGGGCTTGCCGTTCGGATTCGACAGCCGGTCAGGATCAAGCACCAGGACAGCGGTCGAGAATTGGCCTGCGCGATCAAGGAAATAGATCGGTGCACAGGCCGAACCATCGAGCACGAAGTGCCGGTACGCCAGCTGGACCAGGCCGCCCCACTGGTGATGCCGCTCGACGTCGCACAGGAAACGCGACGATTTGCCCCAGACCCGGAACAGCGACTCGGTCTTGATCGACCATTCGTCGGCCCACTCCGCCGACATTCCCATAGCGGCAAAGTCGGGCTTGCACTTGAGCCAGATGTTCGACCCGACAACGGCGTCGACGCGGCGATCGATGCCACCGTTGATCAGGCCGTTGTTGCGGTCGATGTCGCGGGAGCGCGATACGATCTTATCCCGGCTCGGCAGCACCTCGGCATCGGCGGAACGCGAGATCGGGTTGAATCCGGACAGTTCCTGGCTCGCCCCACCGGCATGGTAGGACGGAGAGGTCAGGCCGAGCGAATAGGACATCTGCCGCGGCGCCGCGACGCGAGTCGTAACGGCACCCGCGACGCCACCGGCCTTGACCGAAGTCAGCGCGTTCATGCGCAGCCCCCACGGAACCGGACCGACAGCGCGCGGAATCGCGGCCGGGCGGTACCGGCGGCGACATCGATGGCGGCAATCTCGTCGTCGATCTCGGCGATCGCGTCGTTGATGTCGCCCACCGTGATCGTGGCGTAGACGACGCGCCGGCCGTCACGCCAATATTCCTTGACCTGCTTACCGGCCAGCAACAGCTTGCGGGCGCTGACGAGTTCGGCGCGATCCGCAGTCAGCTCCTCTCGTGTTGCCATCATTTCCTCTTGTTGAGAGCCGCCATCCGCTCGAGCGCGGTGGGCGGGCGTTGGGTCGGTTTCGGGGGCGTCACCGCGGCCTTGCTGCCGGCGGTGTCGATCGTGATCTTGAGCGGGACCGCCCTGGCCCAGATCGGGGGCAGCGTGTCCCATTTGATGTCGGCCCGGTCGGGGCGCAGC